TCGTGTTGGCTCACGCAAGGGTTGGTCAAGGGTTAACTCGTCTTCAGGCAATCTTGGCGCTAACAATGTTGGTGTTATCCATGAGTTAGTTCAAGTTGATGGCACTTTGACCGTCTTGTTTGCTGGCAACAATAAGTTGTTTAAGTTGGATGGAAGCAATGCTGTTGTTGAGTTGACCTATGGTGGTGGCGGTACTGCTCCTACCATTACAGCTAGTAACTGGCAGTGTGCTTCTCTGAATGGCATCACATACTTCTTTCAGCTTGGTCACACTCCACTGATTTATGACCCCGCTGTAAGTACATCTACATACCGCAGAGTTTCAGAGAAGTCTGGATATGCTGGTACTGTTCCTCTTGGAAACATTGTTGTTTCTGCCTTTGGTCGTTTGTGGGTTGCTGAGACATCCACTGATAACGTAACAATCACATTTTCTGACTTGTTGGCTGGTCATGTGTGGACTGGTGGCACTTCAGGCACGTTAGATGTATCTAGAGTCTGGCCTAATGGTGCAGACCAGATCATGGGCTTGGCTGCTCATAACAATTACTTCTTTGTGTTTGGTAAGCGTCAAATCTTGGTTTATCAAGGTGCAACAACACCATCCACCATGTCATTGAGCGACACAATTGCAGAGATTGGTTGCTTGTCTAGAGACTCTATTGCTACGACTGGTACTGACATCATCTTCTTGTCAAACAGTGGTGTGCGTAGTCTGTTGCGTACTATTCAAGAGAAGTCTGCACCTTTGCGAGACTTGTCTAAGAATGTGCGTAATGACTTGATGACCAATGTTAGTTCTGAAGTCTTGGCAAACATCAAAGCCTGTTACTCAGAATCTAACGGTTTCTATCTGTTGAATCTGCCTATTACCAAAATGACGTATGTGTTTGACTCCAAAGCACAACTTCAAGATGGTTCAGCTAGGGTAACGACTTGGGATTCTATTGAGCCTACTAGTCTGTACTCTAGACGCAATGGTGACTTGCTGATTGGCAAGAATGGTTATGTTGGTAAGTATGGTACTTATCTTGACCATGCTACTACCTATCGTATGCAGTACTTCACCAACTACTCTAATCTGAATGAGACAGAGGTTACTTCTGTTGTCAAACGCATTTCAGTAGTTGTCATTGGTGGCTCTAATCAAGGCTTCATCATCAAGTGGGGTTACGACTTCTCTGGTCAGTACTATTCGGCAACACTAAATATTCCAGTGACTACTGTTGCTGAATATGGACGGGCTGAGTATGGTGCTAATGGTGTTCCTGTTGCTTATTATTCTTCTGGTATCCAGTTGAGTACATTGACTGCACCAGCATCAGGGTTTGGTAATGTTGTGCAGACTGGATATGAAGTGCAGATCAATGGTTCGCCAATCAGCATTCAAAAGATTGAGATTCAAGCCAAAGATGGCAAAACGGTTTAAGGAGATACAGTGAGTAATTACACAAAAACCACGAATTTCGCCGCTAAAGATGCTTTGGCTTCTGGCAATGCGGGTAAGGTTGTCAAGGGTGCTGAGATCGACACTGAATTTACAAACATTCAGACTGCGATTGCAACCAAGGCTGATGGTACTTTTACGAACTTCTCGTTTGTAGAGACATCTAACGTCTTGTACATCTACAACTCATCTACTGCTGTTGCAAAGATTGATGCTAGTGGTAATTTGACTGTGTTGGGCAACGTGGTTGCTAACGGCACTATTTAAGGAGAAGAACAATGGCAACAGCACAAGAAGTTCAACAAGCAAAACGTGATCTGATTGAGTCAATCAAAGAGGAGGGTCTTGACCCTAATATGTTGATGCAACTTGGTGACATGGCTGAAGCAGTCTTAAAAGACCAGTCTTTGTATCCTCAGTTCTTGCAAGCTGTTATTGATAACGATTTGGCTGAAGAAGCAGATTTATCTGGTGAGATCGACTATCAGCTTATTGGTTTTTTTGTGGCTACAAGAGAGATTGTCAAAGAAATGATGGCCTCTGGCGAATTGGGAGCATGATATGGGACTAAAGAAACTTGGTAAATGGGTAAAGAAAAATATTAAACCTATTGCGGCAGTTGCGGCAGTTGTCTTCCCTCCTTTAATACCCGCAATTGGTGCGGCACTTGTTCCCGCTGGTGCTAGTGCTGTAGTGACTGCGGCGGCTGGTGCGGCGGCTCTAAGTGGTGCGGCTAGTGCTGTTTCTGGGGATAAACCTTCAGACATTCTAAAGAATGCGGCTCTTGGAGGCATAGTTGGTGGAACTGTTGCAACCGTTGCTCCTACTGCATTTGATAGTGGATTATTCAGTGGAAGTGGTGCGGCTGCATCTGGGACTGCTCCTGCGGCTAGTACAGGTGTCACTAATGGATTGATGGGTAGCACATTGCCAGTTGGTGCTGGTGCTGGTGGTACTCAAGCTGTAGCCGCTTCTACTCTTGGCGCTACAGCGGCACAATATCTGACATCTCCAGCGGGAGTTTCTGCCGCTACTCAGGTTGCTAGTGACGTTGCTTCCAAAGGCTTGATTGGTGATGTACTTACCAAGGCATCACAACTTACTGGCTTGAGTGAAGGAACTTTAGGCCAACTTGGTTCTGCTGGTGTTCAAGCACTGCTTAGTGGCTATGCCGCTAGTAAGACTGCTGACACACAAAGACAAGCTGCACAAACTGCCGCAGATGCTCAGATTGAGGCGGCTCGTATTGCCGCTGAAGCCGCTAGATTTCGTCCTGTTGGCGTAACAACTAGATTTGGCTCATCTAACTTTGGCTTTGACGCACAAGGTAATGTAATTAGTGCTGGCTATACACCTAGCGCAGAGATTACAGGATACCAAGAACGATTGAAAACATTAGCTGGTCAAGGAATGACTGACATTGAAGGCGCAAGAGCCGCTTATCAGCCTTTGACTGGTGCGGCACAGAGTTTGTTTAGTTTGGGTAATCAGTATTTGGCTAAGTCTCCTGAACAAGCTGCACAAGACTACATTACCAAGCAACAAGCATTGATTACTCCTAGCCGACAAACTCAATTAGCTGAAGTGCAAAACAGACTGTTCCAACAAGGTCGTGGTGGTGCAGCTACCGCACAGGGTGGAAACTTAATGAACACCAATCCTGAACTTGCGGCTTACTACAACTCTTTGGCTCAACAAGATTTGGTTCTTGCGGCACAAGCAGATGAAGAAGCTAGAAGGCGCATTGAGTTTGGCTCTGGCTTGTTTGACACTGGTGCTAACTTGCAAGGTCGTTACTACACTGGTCAAACAGCGGCTTATGCTCCATTTGCCACTGCTATGGATACAAGTGTTGGCCTTGAGAATCTTGCACAACAACCCATGACTCTTGGAACTCAGATTGGCGCTAAGACCACGGCTAGTTCGGCAGAAGCTGGACGGTTGTTGTCTAGTGGCATCACTGGTGCGGCAGCTACTATGTTGCCATCAAATGCTTATAGCTTGACTGGTGATGTCCTTGGCGGTATCTCACAAAGCCCATTGGTTACGAGTGCTATTGACAAGGCATTTGGTGTTCAGCCACAACAAAGAACATACACCGTTGAAGAACTCAAGACAATCTTTGGAACATAAGGGGTAAGACATGGCAAGCGAAATCTTAGGATTGTTCACAAATCCACAACAGTATTTGGCGGCACAAGATGCTGCTATGCAACAACAGTTTGCTCAACGTGCCAATCTTGCTCCTTTGCAAAAGGCTAGTATTCTTGCTCAACAAGCTGGTTACAGGCTAGGCCAAGGTGTTGGTGGCGCTTTGGGTGGTGAAGACCCACAACTGAAGATGATTTCACAGCGTCAAGCACTGTCTAATCAGCTAGACCCGAATGACCCTGAGTCATACATGAGGGTAGCTCAAGCTGCGGCACAGATTGGTGACCAACAGTTTGCTATTGCTGTTGCTGATGCTGGACGTAAAGCGGCATCTGAATATGCGTTAATTGCACAAAGAACAAGAGAAAAACAAGGCGCTGACCCATTTGAACAACTTGTTCGCACTGGTAAATACACTCCAGCTAGTTTGTCCAAATATCAGACATCTAAAAATGTTGCAGATTTAGAACTGCTTGAAAAGACAAAAGATGATGTGGTAGTTGTTGGTAACGCACTTGTTTCCAAAACAACAGGAAAACCAGTCTATGAGGGAGATAAACCAGAGAAGTACTCTGACTTTGCTAGAAAACTTATTGAAGTTGGTTTAACGCCTGGAACTGAGCCATTCCAAAAAAGGATGCTTGAGCATATCAATGCTGTAACCAAGGGCGCAAGCCAAGGAACAGGCAATGTGATTATTGGTGGAATCTCAGTAGATACTGGTGCGGCTGCTAAAGCTGCTGGAAAAGTAGTTGGTGAAAATGCTGCAAATATTGAAAGTCAATTTTCTTTGCAAACTGGAATTGGTGATGCTATCAAATTGATTGACAAGGGTATTTATGCTGGAGCATATGGCCCTGAAAAAGGTTTTGTTGCTAAATATACTGGCATTGGCGACCCTAAGAAGGTTCAAAACACTGAAGTGTTTATGGCGAACATTGGTGAAATTGTTATTCCAAGACTGCAACAGTTTGGTGGCAATGACTCTAATGAGGAATTGAAGTATCTGCAAAAAGTTGTTGCTGGAGATCAGCGTTTAGAACCAGAATCTATGAAACGCATTTTGGCTAGTGCAGAGAAGAAGATTCGCAACAATATTGCTCGTTTGCAAAAACAAGCGTCTACTGGAGAGTTGCCGCTTCAGCCAATGGATGTGCCAACACCTTCTACACCAAGAGCAACTAAACGGTACAACCCACAAACCCAAAAAGTTGAATCCATAACTGGAGAATAAGATGCCAAGCTATGTACAAGTAGGTAACGATGTAGTTGAGTTTCCAGATGGGATGACTGATGAACAAATAGCACGAGCAATTTCTGGTCAGCCTCAAGTAACTCCACCATCTTCAGGCTTCATGATGGGGTTGAAAGACCCTATCACTGGTGGAGCACAACTATTGCCTCGTGCCTTGTCTAGCGTTACTTCTGGTTTTGGTGCTTATCAAAATCCTGTAAGTGAGTTCTTTACAAGCGAAGCACAGCGCATGGATGAACTTGCTCGTGCTGAAGAACAAGCCTACCAACAACAACGCATGGCTCGTGGTGAAACTGGATTCGATGTTCCTAGATTGGCTGGCAACGTCCTTAATCCAGCAACTATTGTTCCTGCCACTAGAGCTGCTCAATTGGCTCGTGGCGCTGGTTATGGTGCAACTGCTCAAGCCGTAGCTGGTGGTGCTGTTGGTGGCGCTATGCAACCAGTTACTGGTGAAGGCGAATTCTTGCCGCAAAAGGCACAACAGATTGGTGTTAGTGCTGTTACAGCCCCTATTGGCGAGAAAGTTGTTTCCGCTGCTGGTCGAGTCTTAAATCCTCTTGTCTCCAAGGCAGAGCAAACAATGCGTGACCTTGGGATTACTCCTACAACAGGCCAAACATTAGGTGGTCAATTTAAATCAATGGAGGAGTTTGCACAAAACTTACCTTTGATTGGCTCTAGCATTGAAAATGCAAGACAGCGTGTTTTGTTTGACTTTAATAAGTCTGTTGTCAACAATGCGTTAAAGAAAGTTAACGACAAACTTCCATCTGATGTTGTTGGTCGAGATGCTATTGCTTATGCTTCTGAGCAAGTGTCAAACCAATATGATGATGTATTGTCAAAGATGACCTTTGATTTGGATTTTGCAACAACAAGCAATATTCTGTCTTCACTGAGCAAAAACACAAATTTATCTGCCAATCAAAGGCAAGAAGTTGCTTCAACGCTTAATGACATTGTTTTGGGTAAATTTGCTGGTCAAAAGATTGATGGCAAAGAGTTTAAAGGCATTGAGTCTGACTTGCGTAAGAAAGCAAGTAACTACTTGAATAGCACTGTTGCGTCAGAAAGAGAAGTTGGACAGGCATTAAGTGATGTTCTGGGTGTTTTGAAGAAAGAGTTGTATTTTCAAAACCCAAAACAAACACCGAAATTGCGTAGGATTGACAGTGCCTATAGTGATTTGTCTGTAATCAACATTGCTGCCGCCAATTCTGGCGCACAAAGCGGTGTGTTTACTCCAAAGCAGTTTTCTACGGCTGTTAGACAGGCTGATGCAACTAGACGTAAATCTGCATTTGCAAAAGGTAAAGCTAAGAGTCAAGATATTTCAGATGCCGCTGTTGACGTTCTTGGAGATCAATCAAGATCAACCCTAGAGGGTCGAGTCGCCGCTTCTACCCTTGGTGGTTTGGGTATGCTTTCACAACCCCAAATAGGCATTCCTTTGGCTGCAACAGTTCCAACAATGTATAGCGAGTCTGGGCAAGCTGTATTAGATGCTTTGTTGCGTTCTCGTCCTGAGTTGGTTAAACAAGCTGGTGGTATGTTGGGAAGGGCTGCTCCTCAAGCTGGCGCTGTATTGGCTCCAAGTGCTGTATTTCAGTACAACACATCAGAGCGTTTGCCTCCTGAACTCAGACTGCCACTTGACTAAGGACACAAAATTGACCCAATCAGCATCTGTTTACTTGCGGCTGGTCTTGTTAAGAACATCCAAGCTGGCTGTGAGCTATACAAACAAGCTAAAGAGTCTTTTGTGGAGATTAAAGCCACTGCGGATGAAGTTATCGCTATTGGTAGAGAGGTTAAAGGTTTCTGGTCGAAACTTAGCGGTTTCTTTGGCGCTAGTCCCAAGCCTAAAGCTGCTAAACCTGTTGCAAAGGCTAAAAAGTCTGCTTATGTCGCTGTTGACGAAACTCAAGTCAAAGTGGACATCGTTAAGAACCTCACTGAGTTCTTCAAACTTCAAGAACAACTTGCGGCACACATACGAGAAGAAGAAGAAAAGTCTAGAACAGTCTACGACCCAAATCAAAACCACATGGAGGCGGCACTCAAAAGAGTGATGGCTCAACAAGAGATGGACAGGCTTGTTGTCCAGATCAGGGAAACAATGGTCTACCAGAGTCCACCTGAGATGGGTGCTTTGTACAGTTCAGTTTTTGACATGAAAGAGGTCATTCAGGAGGAGCAAGATCAAGCTAGGCTGAAACAAGAGGCGAAAAAGAGGCAAGAAGTATGGCAACGCAAGGAGGAAGAAAGAAACTTCCAGCTAAAACTAGCGTACCTAGCGGCAACTACTATATTCCTCCTCTACCTGTGGCTGTGGCTTCTCCTACTGAGTCGTTGGGGGAAAGCATAATGGGATGGATTGCTGCTTGTGTGTTGGTGGCCTTGCTCTTGCCTTTGGGTGCGATGCTGTACTTGGACATCTTGGAAGCCAAGCACGAGGTCAAGGAACAGGTTGAGAAGGTTGAGAAGTTAAGACGGCAAATTGAACAGGAGAAACGCAAAAATGACAAAACATGAAATTTCTGTAGTGATGCTAACAATTTGTGTTGGTATCCTTTGCGGGTTGTTAGCGGGTTGTGAAGACAGATTCCGCTATAAGTGCCAAGACCCTGCAAACTTTGAACTTGCTGAGTGCAAGCCACCAATCTGTACCGCTACTGGTACTTGTCCAGATCAACTTACCAAAACAGAGAAGGAGTCGAAATAATGGCAACAGTAGGATATAAACAAAACAATCGTCTGTCACCAGAGGAGATTGAGGCTCGTGTATGGGCTTTTGTCATTGTGGTGATTGCATTGATTCTGATTGGTTCGTGCTTTAGCTTCATCTATTCGGTGACATTTGTTACTCAGCCTATGGTTGGCATGGCTCCAATTGACAAGGTTTACACCAAGATGCTGAACGACATCATGTTGTTGTGTACTGGTGTTTTGGGTGGTGTTGCTGGTCGTAAGGCTGTTTCTGCTGTGGCTACTGCTAGTGCCAAGGCTGAAGCTGTTGACAACGACAACGATGAGCCG